GGGGATGACCCTTACCCGTCTCTGGGCTGAGGCCACCCCCGAAGAGTTGCTGGGCTGGTCGGCCTACTTCGGCCACCTCAACGACGAGCAGGAGAAAGCCATGAAGCGGGCCCGACGGTAGGCCCGCTTTTTACTGCCCTCCTAGACTCCCCCTACGCAGGTTGGTGGGTGTCTTGGCCGCTTCTGATGCAGTAATCAGGGTCATAGCGGACATCACCAAGGCTGAGCGATCTGTCGCGCAGCTCATCGGGCAACTGAGCCGTGTCCAGAACACGGTCATCAACATCTCTGGCGGCCCGACTGTTGAGCGGACCGGTCGCGCTGTTCAGGGCATCACCGCCCGGCTTTCCACCCTTGGCCGCGAAGCTCGCACTGCCGTAGGGCAGGTCACCCGGCTGACGGAGGGCGTCGGCGTTCTGGCGGTCTCAGGGAAGGGACTGGCGGCCACCTCCAGTGGGTTGGGCCTGGTTGCCACCAAGGCCAGTGCGGCCGCAGCGGCTGTTGCCACTGCCGGCGAAAGCATCAGAAGTGGCTTCGGCCTGGGGGGACTCAAGTCTCTGCTGGCGGCATCGGCCGCGCAACTCGACAACCTTTCAGGTTCCGTTGCCAATACAGCCTCCCAGCTGAGCGGACTCAGTGCCCCGCTGCAGGGGATCGTCGACACTTTGACGGCCTTTGGCCCCGGTGCCACCGCCGCTGCGGGAGCTGTGGCCATCCTTGGCGCCGCGATGGAGGACGTGCTGGGCCGCAGGGCGCAGTCCCTCAGCCAGGACGCCACCCAGGCTCTGGCGGGCATGACCGATCAGGTGCAGGCCCTGCTTCGTGCGCTGAGTGAACTGAACCGGGAAGGCGGCACCCTCAACCAATTCCGGCAACTACAGAGCACCGGCCGCGACCGGCTGGCCAACAACCCGGTCGGCACGCCCGAGTTTCGAAAAGGCGCCAACACCGTTGCCGTTGCTGAAGGCAACATCCGCCAGATCCAGAGCGACATCACGGACGCTATCCGCCTGGCGGAAGGTCTTCGCTCAGTCTCGGAAGAGACCCGTGCGCTCAACACCTACAACGTCACGCAGAGACGCAACTCCTTCTTGAAGGAGCAGCTGGATGATGTCCAAGCCCTGCAGCGGGCTCTCCAGAAGATGGAACTTGGCGGTGCCAAGAACCCCTTCGGCATCGGTCCCGATCAGCAGCAGGAGGCCCTGCTGTCTCGGTACACCTCCGATGTTGAGCAGCTCCAGCAGGTGCTGGGTCAGATGGAGTCGCGGGGGGCCAACAACCCCTTCGGCATCTCTGCCAAGCAGATCGAGATCGCCGACCACAACACCAAGAAGTGGAAGGCGGATATCGAGCAGGTGAACGCCGAGCTGGCAGATCTGGTGCAGCTGCACCGGGCGCTGGGACGGATGGAAAGCCAAGGGTCCAACCCCTTCGGCATCGAGCAGGATCAGATCCAAGAGGCATACCAGTACCGCTTCAAGGAAGAGAAGGCGTTTGCCGATCTACGCGGCGACACGATCCGCAATGCGCTCCAGATGGAGCTGGACAGCATTGACGAGGTGTTCACCGCCAGGACCAAGGCCAACGCCGCTGCCCTCAAGGACTTCGACAAGCGGCTGGCCCGACGAGGTGACGCCCGTCAATCCAGAGACAAGCGAAGGTCCGACATGCAGGGCCGGGTGGAGAACACCCTGGTCTCCGGTGCCTTCCCGCTGCTGTTTGGTGCCGGCCCTCTGGCCACCATCGGCGGATTTGCCGGTGGGGCGCTGGGCAGCAAGAACCCGATGATCGGCGTCTTCACCAGCGCCATCGGCCAGATCCTGGACACCTACCTCAAGTCCTTGACTGACTTGGGTGCTGCCCTGAAGAAGCCGACCGATGCCCTCACCGCGATGGAGGCGGTGGGACTGAAGGTGTCGGAGTCGCTCCGCTACACCGTCACGCAGCTGGATGCCTCCGGTCGCGGCTACGAGGCCCAAGGCAAGGTGATCGCCGAGTTGAACCGCCAGCTGGGCGGCGGCACCGTCCAGTCGCTCTTCGCTCTCAGCGCCGAGCAGAAGAAGCTGGGCGAGACCTACGGCAAGCTCTCGGCGGCCCTGGCTGCCGAAGTGCTGCCCGCTGTCACTGGGGCGGTCGTCTTCCTGAACGAGCTGGCGCAGGCGCTGCTGGCCGTCGGCAAGCTCAAGCTGCCGGATTGGCTGAGCACCGCCCTCAAGCTCACCAACCCGCTGTACTACGCCGGTGGCGGCGCGGCCTACGACTCCCTCAAGAAGCAGGGCAACACCGCCAGCAAGGGCGCCAAGCCGCCAGCCCTTGCACTGGAAGGCCAGGCAGCAGAAATCGACCGGCGGGTGCAGGCTGCCGAGAAGGAGCGGCAGCTGCGCCAGCAGGGAATCGAGCTGGAGCGCAGCGCGGTGGACCTGCGGCTCAACGCCGAGGATGCGGTCTACGGACTGCGGCGCAAGGCCGCCGACATCGAGCGCAGCTCCATCGAACTGCGCCAGAGCATCGAGGACGCCATCTTCTCCAAGCGGCAGGAGCTGGCCCGCAAGGAGAGCGACAACCTGCGCCAGCAGGCCCAGCTGGGCATCGAGAAGCTGGACCTCAGCCTGTCGCAGATCGGCAAGGGCGACCCCACCAGCAAGTTCGCCGGCAGCCAGCTGGTGGACGCCGCCCGTGAGTACCTGCGGGTGCGCGGCGAGGGGGAGGCGGATCTCGCCCAGAAGGAGCGCGAGCTGAAGATCAAGCTGGCCGACATCGACCGTGACGGCACCAAATTCCGCCTCGACGTGAGCAAGAAGCAGGCCGACCTGCAGCTCCAGGCATCCGACTACCAGCGCGACGTCGCCAAGACCTATCTGCAGCTGACCCGCGCCGCCGAGGACTACAAGGTCAAGGTGGCGCAGTACCAGTACGCCATGGCGCAGAAGACCTACGAGGAGGCCAAGCAAACCGGGCAAATCCAGCAGATCCAGGCCGCAGCCACACCCCTGACCAGCGGAGGTGGCGGTGCCCCGATGAGGGCCGGCGGCTACATCGACAAGGAAGTGTTGCGCCAGTGGCTGATGAGCCAGGGCATGGGCAGAACGTCCGGCGACTTCACGAACGCGGGGCACCGGACGCCCAACCACATGCTCAATGCCATGGACATGGGCTTCACGGCCCCGCAGTACCCATGTCCCCACGCCTGGCGGGAAGGTGCCCCTGACACCGGGACTGGCTGCCCTGATGGGCGGCAAGACCGCAGCCACCACCCAGATGTCGCCGCTGTTCCAGCGGCCTGGGGCCAAGCCTGCAGCTCCGATCCCGGTGGTGGTGACCGGCTCGACGGCTGCCGGGATGCCCACCGCACCCACGGCACCGGGCATCCCGACGCTGCCAGCGGCGCCCAAGCTGGCGGACATCAGTGGCCTGAGCAACCAGTACAGCGCTTTGGTCGACAAGTCGAAGGCGCTAGAGATCAACTCCCAAGAGCTGGTCAAGCGCTGGAAGGAACTGGGAGACCAGAAGGCGGCCGTCGAGCTTGCCGATCGGTTCAACGAGACCATGCGGCAGGCCCTCGCCCCCATCAACGAGATCGTGGAGGGCCAGAAGGACGCTGCCGCCTACCAGCGGGAGTACGGCGAGCTGCTCAGCCAGGGCACCCTGCCGGAGCTGGCCAACCAGCTGACCAAGATCACCCAGATCTACGACCAGTCCAAGGCGCTGCTCGACTTTGAGATCGCCAGCGTCGAGAACGCCATCCTCAAGGCCAAGGCAGCTGGCGCCGTCACCACGGAGCTGGAGAAGCAGCTGGCCATCCTGAAGGACCAGGCAGGTCTGCTGGGGCAGCGGCGCGATGACGCCATCGCCGGTGCCAAGCAGGCCAACGCTCCCGACCAGCGGCTGCAGAACGCCATCACCGAAGCTCGCGGGCAGATGAACGAACTCACCGACCCGGTGAACCAAATTGTCGCGGGTGCCAACGCCATCGGCAGCGCCTTCGGTGAGGCATTCCGAGGGATCGCCAGCGGAGCGATGACTGCCCAGGAAGCTCTGGCCCAGATGTTCCAGAGCATCGCCAACCACTTCCTGGACATGGCGGCCCAGATGATCGCCAAGTGGATCGAGATGAAGGTGCTGGGCCTTGCCATGAACTTCCTTGGCGGTGCTGTCGGCGGTGGCGGTGGTGGCCTGTTCAACGGGGCAGGGCCGGTGGCCTTCCCCAGCGACGTCAACTTCAACCCCGCTGCTTTCGATCCCGGCGTCAAGTTATACGCCGATGGCGGCTTCGTCACCGGCCCCACCAAGGCAGTCGTGGGCGAGGGAGGCGGCAACGAATACGTCATCCCCGAGGGCAAGATGGGCAGCGCCATGGCCCGCTGGAACAGCGGCATGCGCGGCGGCGCTGTGGTCAACGGCGCATCCACCGCTGGCGGCAGCGACGGCGTGGCCCTGGCCGAGGCACCGCCCCAGGTCACCATCACCGGCGGCGTCCTCAACTTCAACGACAGCCAGTACATCAAGGCCGACCAGATCCCCCTGATCGTCAGCCAAGGCGCCAAGCAGGGCGAGGCCAGGGCCCTCCGTAAGCTGCAGATGTCGCCCGGCACCCGCCGGAAGGTTGGGATCTGATGGAGCTAGCCATTGGCAACTACCTGACGCTGACCTCAAAGGCGGGCACCAAATACAACTGGCAGAACTTCTTCATCAACGAGACGGTGAGCGGCTACGTCTTCGTGCCGTTCGGGTTCAGCGGCATCACCATCAACCGCCAAGGCGACAACGTGGACGCCACGCTGGTCTTCCCGAACAACGAGCTGTCGCGTCGCTGGTCCGTCGAGGCCCTGCGGGACGGCTGGCTGGCCGAGGTCAAGGTGATGCTGCTCAACCCCACCGACAAGACCAAGCAGGAGCAGCTGCACAGCTACGTCGGCAAGACCTCTGGCGGCGGCTGGGATGAGACCGCCCTGACCCTGCGGCTGAACACGGTGCTCGATGCTGTCGGCGGGGAGATCCCCAACCGCCGGCTGAGCCAGCGCCTGGTGGGCCAGCTGCCGATGACCAGCAGTGTCCGCCTCCGTTGACTGCGCCGACCTGATCGGCCGCCCGTACACCTACGGCGGGTTCGACTGCATCCATCTGGTCTACGAGGTGCTGGAGCGGATGCAGATCCCCACGCCACCATTCGACCTGCGCTGGTACGAGGGCAACCGAGTTCAGATCGGCAGGGCGCTGTTGACCTGGGGAAGGCGGATCGAACAGCCCACCTACGATGGTGATGTGGTGCTGCTCGCCGATGAGCAGCTTGCATTCGCGGTGGTATGGCAGGCCGGTCTCCTCTACATGAACAGGCAGGTAGAGGCGGTGGCCTGGTGCCCTCTCCAGCAGGTCCCCTCCTGCGTCGCGTTCCGCTGCTCCCGTTTGAGCGGGAACTGATCCGCACCCTCGGCATCAGCGAGGACGAGTACAGACACTTCGCCGCAGAAGCCGCCTGGCGCGGCCGCACCCGCCCAGCGGAGTACGCGCACATCCCAGACGCTCAGAACGGCTTTGTTGTGCCGATCCTGATCAACTTGGTGATCGGCATTGCGCTGTCGGCGGCGGCGGCATTGCTGGCGCCCAAACCTCAGCAACCCTCCAGCCAGAAGCGGAGCCAGCGCACCTTCGGCAGCCGCACCGGCTCGGATCGCTTCGGCACCACCAGCGGCTTCGACTCGATCAACGAGCTGGCGGACTACGCCGCGCCGATCCCGATCATCTTCGCCAACCGCGAGGTCAACATCGGGGGCGTGATGGTCAGCCCCCAGCTGGTGTGGTCCCGCTGCTTCAGCTACGGCACAGAGCAGGCCGTCAAGATGCTGCTGGTCGTCGGGGAGTGCGGCGATGCTGAGGGCATCGAGCGGCCCAACCTGGAGGGCATCTTCATCGGCACCACCCCGCTGGATGCCATCTGGAAGCAGAACTTCGCCTTCTATTGGAAGCGCACCACCCGCCAGGGCGGTCGCATTCTGGCGAATAACTTCTCCTATGGCACCCGGGGCACCCCCTCCAGTGGAGACATCCAGGGCAGCGACGACATCTTCCTCTGCCCCAGCCTGCGGCTCCCCCTCGACACCGCCTTCAGCGGCGCCTTCTCCCCCACCAGCAACGCCACCTTCGGCTGCTATTCCCCCATCGCCAACGGCACCGGCTACCGGCTCAACTTTCGGCTGGTGCCTGTACCCAGGATTGACGACGAGACCACTGAATCCACCATCAACTCCCGCCTGGAGCGCATCAAGATCTCCGGTGGGTGGGGCGCCATCGATCGCGGGCACATCCGCCGGCTGGGTCAGCGCGGCGTGGGCCGCGAGTACGGGCGGTTCATGGGCATCACCGCCGTCAACGGGCAGACCTTCGCCGGCACACCCGACGACCACAAGCGGTTCGTCGAGGTCGCGGTGGGCACCCGCTGCACTTTCACGATCACCGGCGGGTTCGTCGACAAGGACCGCTACTTCGAGAAGTATGAGGGGCAGGAGTATCGCGCCAACGTCGACGACATCAACAACACGACCATCACCATGCGGGAGCAGGCGGATGACCAGCTACAGCTGGGCACCACCGTGATGATCGGCCGCACGATCTGGAAGGTCGTCTACCGCGCTGTTCCGGTCTGGGGCCAAGGGAAGATCGGATCCTTCACCCAGCGCGGCACACAGCAGATTGAGCTTGAATGCACAGAGGCTCCCCCGAAAGGTAACCTGAACAGCCGGATCGGTTACGTCAGCCTCCTGGCGGTTGAGCGTCCTATCTATACCGACGACCAGGGGAAGGGCGAGTACACCTACAGCAACCCCAATATCAAGGGGCTCGCAATCGGGCCAGGCTTCTACCCCGTAATGCTGGTGGATCTGGCCGTGGTGCGGAACACCAGGCCCTGCGACACGACTGAATTCGGCCTGAAATCACAGGTCTGGAATCGCGCTAACGGACTGTGCAACTTCGCGTCGTTGCCTACTCCCCAGGAGATGAGTAACGCGGACTTCCGAGGTGACAGCTGGCAGAGCGGGTCGATGACGACCTACTTCAATCGCACGTCCGTGTTCACCATCATGCTGCGCCCCAGCGGGCTGGATTCTGCCACCGGTAACGAGCACGAGTGGAAGCCGCTAGGAGAACAGTTCGCTATTCAGGGCAGTGCGCCTATTGACCAGTACAACTTCATCCGTATCACTCACCCAAAGCGTGAGCAGTACGAGTACCAGTTTGTGCCGAAGAACGGCGCAGACCTGACGCATAACTCCGACGACGCTGCTGTCTTCTGGCTGCTGGATGCTCGCATCAGCTCCACAGACATGTCCGGCGCCAGGCTCTACGGCGAGTACGCCACCCCCTACGGCACCTTCAAGATCAACGCCGTGGGGCGTTACGCCACCAAGGGGCAGCTGGAGTTCGCCCCCGAGATGGCCTCTGGGGATCAGACCAGCAACCTGCCCACCTACATCAACGCTCCCACCTTTATCCAGGCGGTGGCGATGTACCCCGATGTCGAGGACAGCGCCGCCCAGGCCACGGCCATCGCGCTGCAGGGGCTGCTCCCCGATGGCGGCGAGGGCCGCGAAGCCGCGCTGACCTACGAGCTTTTCGGCCAGCCCAGCTCCTTCGGCCTCACCGGCACGAAGACCCTCCGCTTCACCTTCAAGGACAACCGCTGGCTCGAACTGAAGTTCAGCGGCATCGCCGACAGTTACTACCCGGCGAACCACCCGTACTACCCCGGCTGGCGGGCCTGGCGGCTCACAAAGGTGGAGCTGGTGTCGAGCAGCAGCGGCATGAGCAGCAACGACGTTTTCGACTGCGTCGTCGCCATCTCGCCCACCAACCCCCGCAACGCCTACAACCTGCCGTACACCGGCGTCCGAGTCCTCGTCACCGACACCTCGATCGTGGCGCCCCCGGGCGGTCGCGAGTCCAGCTTCGCCTACGAGATGCTCGGCGACCCCGAGTCGAAGCCGATCGGCACCACCGGCACCACCACCTTCACCCTGAGCATCGGCGCGAAGAGCGTGAACGTGGCGATGACCGCGAAGGTGGTGCAGGCACCACCGGCGTGGACCCTCTACTGGAAGCGCCAGAAGACGTGGGACTACACCGCCTACGTCCCCGTCCAGGGCACGGCAGTCGGGAACTGGAACGTCGGAGCCGAGGTGCTGTTCACGACACCCGTCAGCACGTCGAACCCCTTCTACCGGGCGACGGGCACAGTCGGCGTCTACCTCCGGGTGACCTCTGTCGGCCAGGCCATCGAGGCCATCGGGATGACCTCCGACCGGATCTTCGAGGAGAACGCTCAGATCACTGACCTGAGCCACTACCGGGAGCGCACCACCAGCAACGAAAGTTCACCGGAGCACTCGATCGTCTACGTCAACGAGACGGTCGGCAACGACGCTGGCGCCCCCCAGTACGACAACCTCACCACCTGCGGCCTGGCCTTGCGAGCCGGCCGGAGCTTCCAGTCGATGGATCAGGTCCGCGTCTGGCTGAAGGCCGGCGTCTGGGTGTCCCGGCTCCACCCCGACGACAAGGGCACCACCGGCCCCAGCAACATGTTTCCCGATCTGGTCAACTTCCTGTTGACCGATGAGAAGGTCGGCGTAGGGGGCGTGTTCGCCAAGGATCTGATCGACACCGCATCAATGGCGAAGTGCTGCCGGTTCCTACGCACCAACAAGCTCTTCTTCAACGGTGCCCTCGCGAATCCGCAGAACCTGCGGGACTACATCGCGCAGACCGCGCCGTACTTCCTGCTTAACTTCGTGATCGCCAACGGGCGCTTCGCCCTGGAGCCAGCGGTGCCCGTGGATGCCGCCGGCAACATCAGCAAGGGTCCGGTGCCAATCTCTGCGATGTTCACCAGCGGCAACATCATCGAGGACACCTTCAAAATCGACTATCTGGAAGCTGAGCAGCGGAAAGACTTCATCGCACTGCTGACCTGGCGCGAGGAGCACGTCAACGACTTCGCCGAAGAGAAGACGGTCTCTGTGATCTGGAACGATGCGGCCGGGGCCAGCTACCCAATCGAGTCCTTCCGCATGACGGACTTCTGTTGCAGCGAAGAGCATGCAGTCATGTTCGCGAAATACTCCCTCTCGGTACGTCGGAGGGTCACGCACACCGTGTCCTTCAAGACGACACCCTACGGGCTGAACTTGGCACCTGGCCACTTCATCCGTGTCTCCACGATCGCCAGTCCCTACCACGCAGCCAACAACGGCGTCATCGCCGCTGATGGCACCGTGACTGGCATCGGCGTCACATCAGACGGGGTGTACCCTGTCTTGTATTACGACCGCCACGTTGAAGATGTGGTCGAAGGAACGATGAGCGTATCGAACGGCAAGGTAGAAGATCCTGCTCTACTTGACACGCTCTTCACTATCAAGTACGCAGAGGCATCTCAAGGGGTCTATCAGGTGGAGCAACTCACGCTCGATGAAGATGGGCTGGTGGAGATTGTGGCGTCAGAGCACCCCGTTGACGCGGGCCTCGTTAGCCTGATCGCAAAGGACCTCACGGAAGCAGGCGTCTTTCGACAGGACTACTGATGGCATACCCCGATCTGGTCCCTACCGCTCGCAGCTTCGACCCAGGCAACTGGCCGGTGAAGGAGTTCCGCGCCCAGGATGGCGCTGAGGTGCGGCTGATGTACGGCAACAAGCGCACCGGCATGCAGCTGTCGCTGAGCTACGACAACATCAGCGACCCCAACGCCGAACTGTTTCTCCGGCACTTCAATGAGGTGCTGGGTACCTTCAGCACCTTCACGCTGACCAGCATTGCCGGGGCGAAGAAGGGCTGGACCGGTAGCAGCGATGCCATCGAGGCCGAGGCTTGGGGCAACCGCTGGCGGTATGCCGAGCCCCCGCAGGTCACTAGTGTCAGGCCGGGGGTCAGCAGTGTGACCGTGAACCTGATCGGAGTGTTCTGATGTTCTTCTCTGGCAACCAAGGCCAGCTGCTGATCGACGGGCAGAAGGCCGCCAAGGTCTCAGGCTGGAGCCTGTCGTCCAGCCTCGGCCTGCTGGACACCACCAGCCTGGAGGACACGGATCGCACCAGCACTCCCGGCATCCGCTCCACCACCGGCAGCGCGACGCTGTTCTATTACGCCCCCGACCCCGGCGAGACGGTCCGCAATGACGCCTCGGTGCTGCTCAACAAGCTGATCAAGGCGCGGCTGGCGGGCCAGCAACCCGGCCAGGCCAGCGAAACCCAGAAGGTGACGCTGCGCCTGGTGATGCAGGACGGCTCCACCACCGGCAAGTTCATCCAGGTGGACGCCTACCTGACCAGCGTCGAGATGCGGATGGCGGTCGGTGAGGTGCTCAGCGCCCAGGTGGCCTGGGAAGCCACCGGCGCACCCAGCAAGGTGGACCTCTGATGGCTGGCGTCTACCTGGGGGAGAGCGGTCGCGTCGAGCTGATGCGCCACAGCCGCAACGCCCCGCTGACGGGCGCCCTGCACCCCACCAATGTCAACGTTGGGCGGAGACGCTTCAGCTTCGCCTTCGACCCCAGCTCCCTGATCAGCGGCGACCTGATCACGATCACCCGCCTGGGGGGCGGCAACCTTGAGCTGGTGGACAACCACCCCTACCCTGATGGTCGCTGGTACTGCCACGTCGATGACGCAGGGGGCGTTCGGCTCTACGACGACTTCCGCTCTGCCATCAACGGTGATATCGCTGACGCCAAACACCTTGTCGAGCCCACGGCCCTCCAGCAGGTGAGTGTGCTGGCGGTGGGGCGGCAGCACCGTGGCCTGGCAGGCATCACCGAGTGGACCCTGACCACCAACCGTGAGGCCGCCGACCTGACGACGCTGGGCGAGGAGCACCGCCGCTTCTACAACGATGGCCTGATGAGCGGCCAGGGCAGTCTGAGGTGCTTCTGGAACTACGAGCAGTCCCTGTGCGATGACGGTGCTGCCCGCCAGGACAACGCCGAACTGCCCCACTACATGGCGCAGCTGGTGCTGCGTTGCCAGCTGGGGGCGGAGTTCATGGGCGCCTTCTACATCAAGGCCGGCGACGTGACCCCGGTCAACGCCACGCCCAACATCGGCTCCCACGAGGACTTCATCTGGTGGGAGGCGAAGTGCTTGGTCACCAACGTGGGGATGACCTTCACGCCGGGGCAGCCGATTGCCACCGCCATCGAGTTCATCACCACCGGCCCCATCCACCTCAAGATGGGCACCCCGCCGGAGTGCCTGCTCAAGGAAGACGGGTCACTGCTGCTCCAGGAGGACGGCACCCGCATCCTGTTGGAATCGGACTGATGCGGTGAATAGATTGGCTGTAGCACGGTCTACCAGTCAGTCGTCATGCCGGATCTTGAGATTTCCAAGCTGCCGGTACTGGCGGGCTCTGCCCTGCAGGCCACCGATCCGCTGCCCCTGGCGGACCTGAGCGCCAGCGAAACCAAGAAGGTCACGGTCAAGGATCTGCTCCAGTCGGGCATCGCCCTGATCGACGACCTCTCGATCCCCAGCTCCAAGTTCCAGCTGATCATCCCCACCAGCGGGGTCGGCACCACGGAGCTGGCTGACAGTGCGGTGACCGCTGCGAAGCTGGCGGCCAACTCCTCGGCAGTGCTGAGCCCCACCGCCACCAGGGCAGTGGGAGCCTTCATTGGGCAGCTCCACTACGACAACGCCACCGGCCTGGCCACCATCTGGGACGGTGGCACCTGGCAGGCGTGGAAGGCCGCCGGCTCCCTCAACTCCGTCACGGCAGACACCACCGGCGTCATCCACGTCAAGGCGGTGCAGACCGGTGACGTGGTGGCGCTAAACGCTGAGCCTGCCCCGACCACGGCCGGCGGGGAGTTCCTGGCGGGGCCACCGACAGCCGGTGGTGTGGTGACGGCCAGAGCCATCGTCCCTGGCGATCTGCCCAAGGCCAGCACCCTGGCGGCCGGTGTGGTGATGGTGCCGCTAGGCCAGGGCCTGCGGATTGACGGTGGGGCCAGCGGCCTCGACGCCAGCCTGGAGATCGCCAACGACGTGGTGGCCAGCGGCACGGCCCAGCTGGTCACCTACGACCACAAGGGACTGGTGACGGGCGGCCGCGCCTTGGCGGGCACGGATCTGCCGGTGGCGACCACCAACACCCTCGGTACCATCGCCACCGGCACGGAGTTCGCCATCGGCGCGGGCAACCACCTGCGCCATGCCAACTCCGTCACCGCTGGCACCGGCATCAAGGTCACCTTTGACGCTGCGGGGCACGTCACCTCGACGGCACCGCTGGTCGAGTCGGACATCCCTGGCCTCAATGCCAACAAGATCGTCAGCGGGGTGTTCCATTCGGACCGCGTGGCGGACCGCAGCATCACCGCCGACAAGCTGGCGAACTACGCGCTCGCCTTCATCCAGGAGGTGGTGCCGACCGCCGGGGTCAACGCCCACCCCATCGGGATGACCTGGCTGCAGGAGAGCACCGGTCAGGTGTCGGTGTGGAACGGCAACAGCTGGATGAAGACAGGTGCCAGCACCCTGTTCAACCGCAACCTGCGCTACGGCGGCACCTACGACGCCACCACCGGCGTGATCACCGGCGTGACGCAGTTCGGCACCGCCGAAGGCGTCAAGGTTGGTGATCAGGTGCCGGCGGGTGACGACAAGATTGCCGGCCTCTACTTCGTAGCCTCAACAACAGGCAGCAGCGCATCACTGGCTGGCGGCGCCGTGATGGATGCAGGTGACTGGTTGCTGTGTCATGGCACTTCTTCTGGGTGGGTGCGAATCGACACGCTGAGTGGTGCCGGCGGTGGTGGTGGTGGTGCCAGCTACCTCGACGATCTGCTTGATGTCGTGATCACTGCGCCAAAAAGTGGTGACACGCTGCGCCTTGCGACCAACGGCCAATGGGTGAACTTACCGGCTAGCGACCCCTCGCTGCAGGCCACCACAACGGTGCCAGGCATTGTCGAGCTGGCGACGGAAGCTGAAGCCGAGGCTGGTACTGATGCCGTGCGGGCCGTGACGCCTGCCGGGTTGAAGGCCGCGATCATCAAGACAAGCGGCGGTGCCAGCGCGACAGCGCCGACCAGCCCGGGCCTAGGTCAGACCTGGACGGACACCAGCAAGTCGCCGCCTGTTGTCAACGTCTGGGATGGGACGAAGTGGGTGGCCGTTGGTGCTGCCCCACCGGATGCCAGCACAACGGTCAAGGGCATCGTTCAGCTAGCTGACGGCGCGGCGGTGCTTGCGGGCACTGCCGGCCGGGTGGTGACTGCCGACCAGCTGAAGGCCACCAACGATGCGATAGCTACAGCAGCAGGCAGTGGCATCACGGCCATCAACGCGACAGCACCGGTCACGGTCACGGGGACCGGCAACACGCGCACGGTGGCAGTGGGGGATGCCA